CGCTAGAAAATGGCTGTTGGGAAAGTCCGCTTTGTCGTCCGAACATAGTGGTAGTCCGGTAATGGCGGTGCAACTCATCACCAAGTCGGCCTACGCGCGCCATCGCGGTTGCGACGAAAAGGCGGTACGTAAGGCGGTCAACGAGGGCCGCATCAGCCTCATCGACGGCAAGATTGATCCAACGGTAGCGGACATTCAGTGGGCGCGCAACACGCGGGCTCGGGTGTCGCAGACGTCTGCACCGGCCAATGACGCACAGCAGGACATTGAGTCGGGCGAAGCGCTGCAGGCCAGCCCTGGTAGCAGCAAGAGCTCAGACAAGGCGCCGGCCGACCCTGGTTACATGCAGTTTCGATCACGCCGTGAAGAAGCCGATGCGCAGATCGCCGAGATGAACGCGGCGAAGATGAAGGGCACGATGCTGATGCGCCAGGACGTGGACCGGGCCATGTTCGAGATCGGGCGCGAGATTCGGGACCGGCTGGCGGCCTGTGCCCGGCGCATTGCGGCTGAGGTTGCATCCATTGCCACTGCCGAGGGCTGCGAGCAGGTGGTGGACCGGGAGCATCGCATTGTGCTGGAGCTGCTGGTTTCGGCCTGCCGAGAAAAGATCGGTGCACCAGTCAAGGAAACAGCATGAGCAACCTGCATGACGGCTACCAGGCAGTGCTCGACGCGATGGCGAGGGGTATGGAGCCGGACCCCAACCTGCTGGTGGATGAATGGGCCGACCGGTTCATGGTCATACCCAAATCCACCGGCAGCAACGAGGCCGGTCCCTACCGCACCGCACGCACGCCCCATGCCCGGGAGGTCATGCGCGCCCTGTCCGACAGCCACCCTTGCAAGCGGGTGGTGGTGATGGGGGCCTCGCAGATGCTCAAAACCCAGGTGGGCCTCAACTGGTTCATGGCCAGCATTCACCAGTCGCCGTCGAACTTCCTGTGGCTGGTGCCCACCGGAAAGCTGCAAAAGCGCGCCGCATCGCGCATTGACAAGACCATTGCTGCCATCCCGCAGATCGCGCAGCGTGTGGCAAAGCCGCACAGCCGCGACAGCAACAATAACAACGACATCAAGGAATATGTGGGTGGTGCGCTCTACCTGGCCACGGCCGGGGCAGCGGCCAACCTGTCGGAGCTGAGCGTCCGGCGGGTGTTGTTTGACGAAATCGACCGGGCCAAAGAAAACGTGGGCGGGGAGGGCGACCCGGCGGAGCTGGCTGAGGCGCGCCAGACCACGTTTGAGCGCAACCGCAAGACCTATTACCCCAGCTCACCCACCATCGAGGGCGAGTCGGTGATTGAGTCGCTGTACCGCCGTGGCACGCAGCGCGAGGCCATGGCTGAGTGCATTCATTGCGGGCACGCCCAAGTGCTGCAATACGAGCAGCTCATCATGAGCGAGGACGGCAAGCGGGCGATGTATCCGTGCTGCGAATGCGGTGGCCTGCATGAAGAGGGCGACAAGACGCGCATGTTTGCCAGAGGCCTATGGTCTGAAGGAAAACCCGGCGATGGCGAGACCGAGAGCTTCACCATCAGCGGGCTTTTCTTGCCGTACGGGTGGATACCGTGGATCTCGCTTATGCGCCAGTACAACATGGCAAAAGCCAAGCTGGACGAAGGCAGCGAGGAAGCCATGATCGTGTTTTACAACACGCGCCTGGCCAAGTGCTGGGCACGCTCGAAAGAGTCCACCCGCTTTGATGCTCTCATGGCCCGAGCCGAAGACTACAAACTGGGAACGGTACCCATGGGTGGCCTGATACTTACGGCGGCAATTGACACCCAGGCCTACCGGCTTGAGCTCAAGGTAGTGGCATGGGGGGAGGGTATGGAGTGCTGGGTGGTGGACTACCAGGTTATCAACATACCCCCCTCGGAAACAGCAGCCTGGGAGCAAGCCGACGAGCTGCTCAAGGGGCGCTACCGCCATGCCAGCGGCGCCATGCTCAACATCAGTGCCGCCTTTGTGGACTCGGGTGGATCCAATACGCAAGACGTGTACAACTTCACCGCCTCGCGCAAGAGGCGCAACATCTTTGCCATCAAGGGCCACAGCCGACCGGACCGCCCGATCCTGAGCTCCAAGCCCAGCATGGTCGACATCAACTGGCGTGGCCAGACGCAAAAGCAGGGCGCAATGCTCTGGTTTGTGGGGCCGGACACCGCCAAAGACTATTTGCAGGCCCGCTGGGCTCGCGCCAGTGGGCCGGGTGCTGTGCACTTCAGCAAAGAGTTGCCAGAGAGCTACTTCAAAGGCCTCACGGCTGAATACCGCACCTATGGTTACAAGCGCGGGCGCAAGGTGAGCTGGTGGGAAAAAAAGAAGGGAGAACCCAATGAGCCTCTGGACCTGATGAACTACAACCTAGCCGCTGCCTACTTTCTTGGCCTGCACAAAAAGAACGAACACGGCTGGGCGTCGCTGCGCAACCGGCTGGTGCCCCAGGTGATGGACTTGTTTGCACCGGCGGATGAGGGGGAAGGAATTCCACCTGAAGTGCAAACGCCTGCGCAGCCGCCTGCCGCACCTGGCGCCGCGATCGCTTCAACCATCCCCAGAATCGTAAATGGCCGCATATCCCTCTCAGGCCTGCGCCGGGGCGCCAAGTGATGCGTGACGGATTTGATTTCTCCGCCCTGGAGCCCGACATCGTCGCCCTAGTGCTACAAAAGGTCATAGAAATGTCGCCCGGCTTTAGCCAGGCACTGGCGCGCCAGATCGAGCAGGAAGTCAAAGAAAAGCACGGCGGGCAGCGCATGTTTGTGCCAAAAGGAGCCAAGCGCATGACGCCCGAGCAGCGTCAGGCGGTGTTTCAAGATGGCTTGACTGCCATGGACAACGACGCCATCAGCAAAAAGCACAACGTCAGCCGTGCCACCATTTACCGCGTCATGAAAGGTGGGGGAGGGCGCTTTAGCGGCTAAGTCGTCTCAATTTGCCCTATTTGAGACAGGCAAATTTTGTGAAAGTCGGCTCCATCACTGGAGCCACCCATGGCGGGAATCACCCTTACCCAAGCCCAAACCCAACTCAATGCCTACTTGGCAGCCGAAACGGCTGTACTTTCGGGCCAAAGATATGAAATTGCGGGTCGCATGCTCATGCGTGCCAACCTCGCAGAAATACAGGCCGGCATCCTCACCTGGAATAACCAAGTCGTCACCCTCACCAACCAAGCCAACGGCCGCAGCCGTGCCCGCAGCGTGGTGGCAAGGTAATGGCCGCACCAGACAAGAACCCATTGGTGCAGCAAAACCTGCTGGACAAAGCTATCGCCTATGTCAATCCCGGCCTGGCCGTGCGCCGCCTAGCGCAACGCAGCCAACTCGCCTTGGCGGGTGGCTACACCGGTGCCAAGATCGACCGCGCCCAGCTCTCGCGCTGGTTGCCTTTGGCCGGATCAGCTATCACCGACATCAACATCGACTTGCCCATGCTGCGCGCGCGTTCGCGCGACCAGATGCGCAACGCCCCGGTGGCCCTCGGTGCGCTTAACACCACTGTGGGCCACGTGGTTGGAACCGGCCTAACCTACACGCCGGCCATCGATGCCGACTTTCTGGGCCTGGACGACGAACAAGCCGAAGAGTGGTCTGACGACGCAAAACGCCGCTTTAAAACCTGGTCAGAGTCCATCGATTGCGATGCCGCTCGCCAGCTCGATTTTTATGGCATTCAGGAGCTGGCGTTTCGCAGCTACTTAGAATCTGGCGACGTATTCTGTCTTACCCCGCGCATCGCCCGCAGCGGAAAAAGCGCCAAACTCGCGCTCCAACTCATTGAGGCCGACCGCATTTGTAACCCCAGTGGGGCCTCAGACACCGACAGCATCGTCGGCGGCGTTGAAATCCACCCTCCCACCGGCGAAGTGCTGGCCTACCACATTGCCCGCCAGCATCCCGGTGGTCTGCTGCGTACAGGCAACCAGTGGGACCGCGTAGCCACCCGTGGCAGCGCAACCGGCAGGCGCAACGTGCTGGCACTCTTCAAACCCCTGCGCCCAGGCCAAGTGCGTGGCGTGCCTTGGATTGCCCCCATCCTGGAGCCCCTCAAGCAGCTCAGCCGCTGGTCTGAAGCCGAGCTCAACGCCGCCGTGGTCTCTGGCCTGCTGGCCACCTTTATCAAAATGGACCCCGACGCCTTTGACAGCCTGTACGACGAAGACGCCCAGGGCGCCATCATCGAGACTGCCAGCAAATGGTCGGGCGAGATGGAAAGTGGCAAAGCCGTCAACCTGCTGCCCGGTGAAAGTGTCGAATCGCCCACCCCCGGTCGACCCAATCCCGCGTTTGACCCGTTTTGGACAGCCATGGTGCGCCAGATTGGCATGGCGCTGGAGATGCCGTTTGAAGTGCTGGTAATGCACTACCAGGCCAGCTACTCCGCTGCCCGCGCTGCGCTGCTCATGGCCTGGAAGGCATTCCGCGCCAAACGCGACTTCCTTGCAAAGACATTGTGCCAACCGGTGTTTGAGCTGTGGCTGGCCGACGAAGTGGCCGAAGGCCGTATCAGTTGCCCGGGATTCTTTGCCGACGACATCGTGCGCGCCGCCTGGTGCACCGCCATCTGGACTGGCGACGGCCCTGGCTCCATAGACCCGGAAAAAGAGGTAGCCGCAGCCCAGCAGCGCGTTGATTTGGGCATCAGCACCAAACAGGCCGAGAGCATCGCCTTTGACGGTGTGGACTGGAACGTCAAACACGAGCAGCGCGTCAAAGAAATCAACGCCGAAAAGGCCGATGGCATCTACTATCCCCCGGCTGGCACACCGGCGCAACCTGTTGACCAGACGCAGATCGAAGATGGTAAAACTGTTGTCCCGCCAAATGCCCCGGACGAAAACGCCGCCGCAATTGCTGCACTAGAGCAGCGAGTGCAAAACCAAGAGCAGCGCGAGCCCCACATCACCTTCAACGCACCGCCCATCACCTTCAACCAAGGCGACACGCATAACCATATTGCCGGGTCAACGGTGAACCTGCCCGAGGGTTGCATCCAGCTTGATGCCACGGTGGAGGCTGCGCAGGTACATGTCGCTGCACCCGCCATCCATGTGGAAGTGCCTGCGCCCCAAGTCATCGTCCAGCAGGCCGCCAAACAAGCCATGCACCAGGTGCACAAGCGCGACTCCGATGGCAACCTCATTGAGACCCTCACCACCTTCAAGGCGTAACCCATGTCCAGCTTCAACTTCACCAACCTGGTTCGCCACCTTGCCAATGCCGATATTGACTGGGACACCGCCACCTTCAAAGTGCTGCTGGTCTCCAGCATTCCCACCATCACCGACACCACAGGCAACCAAGACACCTGGGACGCCCGCAGCTCAGTCACCAACGAGATCACCGGCACCGGCTACACCGCCGGTGGCATCGCGCAGGCCTTCACCCTCAACGCGCTCACCCTGGTGGGCGGCAAGCAGACCATCACCTGGACCAACATCACCAACGGCTGGACCTCCGCCACGTTTTCAGCGGTGGGCGCCATCATTTACCTCAACAGCGGCAGTGCTGCCACCGACTGGTTGCTGCACTTTGTTGACTTTGGCGGCACCGTTAGCTGCACGGCGGGCAACTTCAGCATCACTTACTCCACCACCTTTGACATCACCGCCTAAGAGGACTCCATGGCAATCTATTCACTCGCCCTCAATACCACCGTCACAACCATCGCCGCTGCTTGCTGGGACATCAAATCAGCAGCCACCAACCGGCCCGCCATCATGGAGCTCTCGGCCAACCTCGGAGCGGCCACCGCATCAAGCTACGGCTTTGGCCGCGCAGGCAACGTGCCTACCCAGACCAGCCCGGTGCTGGTACAAGCCGAAGACCCGGGTGACCCCGCTGGCGTGTCGGGTTGCGCAGTGGCCTGGACCGTTGCCCCCACGGTGCCTGCAGCCTTCACCCGACGCATCAACCTGCCTGCCACCATAGGCGCTGGCATTATCTGGACCTTTCCGCGCGGCTTTGTCCTCGCTGTGGGCAGCAGCGCGGTGCTGTGGAACATCACCGCCAACTCGGCATCCACCAACGTGCATGTGGTTGTTGACGAATGAAAGACACCGACCGCATCCTGGCCGCCGAGGCCGACGACATGGACTGCATCGCCGAAATACGGGTCAAAGTGGCCCGCAGCGGTGCCATGTGCGTGGTTGGGCAGATCAACGACGAACACTACGCCATTGCCTGCCTTCAGCAAGCCATCCAGGCCGTCAAGGATTACCACAAACGCCAAAACGGGCAAATCAACATCCTGGTGCCTGCCTACGACAGCGCCCTGGCCCACTGAAATGAGTCAGTTCTTTGGCGGCGCAGCCACCGGCGACAACTGGCCCATGGTCCAGTGGGACGCGTTGCCCTGGTTCATTCGGGCGGCTAGGCGAGATTTTTCCTACTGGCGCCGGGGCGATTCACAGTTTGGCGCCCGCAACCGTTATGCCACCATCTGGCCACAGTCAGGCTTCATGTCGGGCGACCGCAGCCCGGGTTTCTGCCAGATCGGGCAAGACGTTTGCGAGCGCGATGACTGGAGCCCCATGCAAAAGGCCAGCCGTGGCACCAGCTCAGCCAAGTTCATCCGTGGCCAGACCAAAGACAGCGGTGGCAACGCTCTGGGTGGTGCCACAGTGCAATGCTTTCGCACGGCAGACGACATGATCGTCAGTGAAACCGCATCCGATGGCAGTGGCAACTACGAGGCCTCCACCGTGTACCCCGATGTAGCCCACTACCTGGTGGCCTACTACGCTTCTGGCAATCTGGCCGGCACCACCGTCAACACGCTTCTGCCGAAGAACCGCGACGGAACGTAATCCATGGCTAACCAGACCCTGGTTACGCTATACCCTGGCGACGCCACAGCCAGCGACATTGTGTTGCGGCCGCTGCCGGTTGCAGATGTTGCCACCACCGACATTTACCTGCGCGCGGGCGATTCCACCGCATCTGACATCGTTCTGCGGGACCCCACGCTGGTGGATCCAGGCTCCAGCGGCTCAGCCAGCGCAGCACTCGCCGCCATCACACTCACCGTACCCCAAGCCACCGCCAGCGGTACATCTACCGGCGCTGATGGCAATGCAACTGGCGCACTCCCAAGCCTTGCACTCACGGCACCTGCAGCCGCCGCAAATGGCAGTGCCGCAGCTGCAGGCAGTATTTCCAGCATCGCACTCTCAGCAGTAGCGGGAAGCGCCACCGGCAGTGCGCTCGCAACCGCTGCGCTACCAGGCATTGCGCTTTCTGGCGTCACCGGCTCGGCATCAGGCACCACGGGCGCAGCCGACGGCACGGGCGCGGGCGCACTGCAGGCCGTTTCCCTGCTGGCACCAGGCGCTGCAGCCAGTGCTACGGCAGTGGCCTCTGGATCCATCGCACCCATCGCGCTGGGATCGGTAACGGCAAGTGCCTCTGGCTCTGGCAGCGCTGCAGTGGTTGTGCAAGCCGTTGTCCTGGGCGGTATTGCAGCCACCGCCAGCGGTTCAGCCACAGCGGCTGGCGCGCTGGCTAGTATCAGTCTTTCTAGCCCGGCCGGTTCGGCAACGGGCACAGCGCCATCGCCTGACGGCATAGCCAGTGGCAGCATTGCACCCGTGCAGTTGAGTGAAGTGCAGGGCGGGGCGTTTACCGACCCATTGCCAAGCCAAACCGCAGTAGGCTTTGGTTCGGGTGGCTCAAGCGGCCCCGATGCCCAGCTCAGCATGGCCGACTACCTCAAAAAGTTTGGCCTGCGCACCGCCGCACCTGTTGCCGCTGCTACGACTGGGGGCGCGCAGACGTCTGCACAGCAGGCAAAGCAGGCCTCAAAAAAGCGCCAACGCATGGAAGAAGAAGTGCTAGCCCTCGCAGATTTTTACTAAGTCGTCTCAATTTGCCCTATTTGAGACAGCCCGACTTTGCGAAAGTCAGGGTCCATGAAGCTCCTCGATGTACTTACCGCGCCTTGGGCCATAGAACCTGCCAAGCTGCTCGAAATACAGGCCATCTATGCCACCCATTTACGTGGCGACAAAATTGACATCGCCGCCGTCGAAGCCAAGCTCGGGCGCCCCCTGGCCAACGAACCCCAGCCCTACACGGTTCAAGACGGCGTAGCCATCATCCCGGTCGAAGGCGTGATCGCCAAACGGGCCAACCTCTTCAGCCAGATCAGCGGTGGCGTCTCCACCGAGCTCGTTGGCCGCGACTTCAAAGACGCCCTGGCCGACCCCGCCGTGCACAGCATCATCCTGTGCATCGACAGCCCTGGCGGCACCGTAGACGGCACCTCCACTTTGGCGGACCTGGTAGCCAAATCCACCAAACCGTGTTGCACATTGGCCAGCGGCACGATGGCCAGCGCCGCCTATTGGATCGGCTCAGCTGCGGCCTCCTGCTTTATCACCGACACCACCACCGTGGTCGGCTCCATTGGTGTGGTGGCCACCCACACCGACGTCTCCAAGGCACAAAGCGCCCAAGGAATCAAGACCACCGAAATCGCGGCTGGCAAATACAAGCGCATCGCCAGTAGCTACGAACCACTCACCAAAGAGGGCCGCCAAACCATTCAAGACCAGGTGGACTACACCTACGCCCTGTTTGTGGACGCAGTCGCCAAACAGCGCGGCGTAAGCACTGACACGGTGCTGCAGAACATGGCCGATGGCCGCATTTTTATTGGGCAGCAAGCCATTGATGCCGGGTTGGTGGACGGTGTTTCCACCCTCGACGCACTGGTGCAGCAGCTCAACCACAGCCGCGCAAGCGGCACAAGCCCGGGCTCCGGCCCACAGCGCGCCGGTGTTGCGCACCCACCCACCCCCTCACAAGGAGCAGAAATGCCCATCACCCGTGAACAAATCGCGGCCGAAGCACCCCAGGTGCTTGCGGCCATCCAGGCCGAGGGCGCATCCGCTGAACGCGAGCGCATTGCGGCCATCGAGGCCCAGGCCATCCCCGGTCACGACAAGCTCATCAACGCCCTCAAGTTTGATGGCAAGTCCACCGCAGGCGACGCC